TTTTTGAATAAATGAGCTATAATATACATTGTAGCCACTTTAAAATTAAATTGTCAACTAGAATTAAAAATTCCTCTACCCACTATAAAGTGGATAGATTGAAAAACTTCTAGTGTTTTCAATTCACTTCAATAGTGGGTCAGGCTCGCTACTACCTGGCCTCCGGCTCACTCGGAGGACTGCGACTAAGTAAACTCTTACTTACTCATTAAGCTAAGGGTGGGTCATTGTAATTATACGTTGGCGGCACCCCGGTGAAGAAGAAAAATGACATATCTTCTGCACACGCGTCGTATTCGGTACACGTCATTGGAATGACATCTGGCGCATTATTCCCTGGCGACGTACCCATGCGCAAATATGTGCGCGCATGTAAAAACGGAGAACTATTAGAAATAATTCTCGCTGGGAGAAACCTGAGACCTTCATAAAAAGGCAATTCGGTTTCCACGGTGTTGTTAACACCTAAATTAACTGTTGCTGCTCCAGAAATAGAACTTGGCAACAACTTGAGCATTTGGTCAGCATCTGCTTGAACAGATGAACCCAATGATCTAGTCTCTCGAACAATGTTGAATGCATTGGCAGAACCTGCACCACGGGAGACAACAGGATTATATGGAGAACGCAATTCACCAGAAAAAATGAATTTCTTTCTAAAGCCTCCTCGATAACCTGCAAAACAGGGAGCTAATATAGTGTAATAAGTATTTTTAACCATATTATACTTCCTGCCAGAAGAAACGTCGCTTATACCAGAAAGGTCGTATCCTCTGAAAAAGGGCTGATTTTTGAATTCGAACTGATAATCTACATAGTTATTTGGATCAGGAGCGCTTGTAGAAAGCACCCTATGTGCAGAGTATCGCTTCATTAATTCTCTCAGCGATGTTACGTTCTCTCCAAAGAACACCTTCATGTAATTATCATCTGGGGTATGAATAGATCCAATGGATGGCTCTTGTTGAGCTCCTGTAGGAGCCACAGCAGGTTGTGCCGTAGCGAGCTCTCCAGATTGGGAGTCCAGTGCAGGTGAAACTAGTGGAAAGAAACTTGTGTGCTCAGCATAAACTGTGCTAGGAGCACCAAATTTAGCATCATCATTCATGCGACAGAACACATTAAATGAGATGGGAGCATCTGCGCTAGGGGAAACGAGATTATTTAGAACTTTAACTCGGATCATCCCATTGGCTGCTCCATAATTGGGCGTGAGGCCGCCAGTAGTGGAAAAAGGCGGTGTACCAGCAATAGTAATACAATCCTTAAACGGTTCAGCTTGACACCATCCTACATCAAATTCAAATTCATCATGATCGGCAATGTCAATAATGCGAGTATAATTAGTATTGTAACCAGCATTTTGACTCTGAAAATACAGGGGATCATATTCAATCAAAATCTTTCCTTTATGAAATTTGGATTTAACAATTTGAAATTTGAAAGTAATTGTGCCATACCACCTATTAAATAAGGTTTGAATATGTGCCATTGGTGTACGATGAAAGGTACTTCCGTCTACATCAAACAACCCAGGTTGGACACGACACTCAAACAAATTAGTTTCCACTCCTTCCGACGGTTCCATTTCAAAGGAGGTCAAGTAAGATTCTCTTTTAACAAATGAAAGGATGGACATTTCGTCTTCAGGGGAGAGACCAACCGTAGTCGGATCCACCGTAATTTCTTGCTTACTATCCAGAGTTAAGCGATGTAATGCCTCCGGAGCATCAACATTAGCCAAATTTCCTTGCGGAACTGGTTTGACATAATTAATGTTACTGACGATAGGCGTTCGGGAAAAACCAAATAACATTGCTACTTTAGCAGTGGCAGTAGCTGCAATTTCTGTGGCCATCATATACGGTCTTATCATGGGTATCTTTGATAATGCTCCAGCAGCTTTTGCAATCGCACTAGCAGGCTTGGAAACAATACCCATACCATATTCATCGTTAATAGCTTTAGTTAGCAAACCAGCTTGAGATTCTAGGACGGGATCCAAAGCATTTGCCCTTGCAGCAATTAGGCGATCTTTAAAAGGCGCTTGACCAGGTGGTACAGATGTTGGTACAGATAGTTTAATATCATCTGCCCATGCAAAGACGGAAATAGACACACTGTCATTCCCACCATTCGCATGTCTCAATGGTTGTGTCGATTGGAAGGTTAATTCTCCCATCAATTGAACATCATCCTGAGATATGGATAAATAATTATTAAACCAAAAGAAGGGTAAAACCAATGTGCCACCCTGGTTATTGGCGGGATCTAACCAGACATGTGGACGCTGAGATAAACGAATCATATCCTGTGGCGAATTCACTCGAATTTCATCAGTTTGATCATATGTATCGATAGGATTGTATGATGCTATTGCTCGTCCATAGTGAAACGGCGTACCACTAATGACAACACGAACATGCAAAATGTGCCTGATAAGCTCAAAATTAGCAATCTTATCAGCAAAGAAAGGATTCTCATGCAGTAACTGCCAAGGATTAATCTTCTCAAGCAATGGTTCACCAACGTTCCAAAGCATTTCGTGAATTTTAACTGGTCGATTAAGAGCAGTTGCCAATGATGCGTCAGTGTTATAGCCATAATCCATAGTAGCCTCATAAGCGGATACACGTTCTGTCTTATAGCCAGGATTTTCTTCATCAAATGCCAAAATTTGCTCAGTATCCTGCGCTTGGTCAGGAGTTTGCAAAATACCATCACCTTCTTCGCCAGCTTGGGAATCAAATTCCATAACTGTTCTAGGCGACACGGTTCTTTGCCCTCCACTCGGAAAAAAGGTTTCGAGTTCATCATCAAGATCATCATATTTGCGTTTTCTTGTTTCAATAACTCCGGACTGAGAAACGAATGCAGCAATAGCTTGAGCACACGATCTACTAGAATCAGAATCTTCTACATCCAAACCGTAGGCTTTTAGTAGTTCTTTTTCTGTAGCTGGTGTGGTTTCCAAATCTGTGATTCGTTTCTTTAACCGATTGACATGGGCGTATTTGCGAGCTAGAGCATGACGTAAATTTAAATTATCAATTTCCAGTTGCTTGATACCCTCTGTTAGTTCTGCTATTCTATTAATTTGGAGAAGCAGGGTCTCCATGACTGTGTTTTCAATAGTAATGCCATTTTATTTATACCGTTATGTTTAGCATTATCACATACGGCAGAGCCTCGTTTTTGTGGACCGGATAATCCAATTCTAAAAAGAATTATAATCCGCGCATGGTTTTTCTCAAATTAAAATTCAGTGGAGGAACAGAATAATAATTTAGTAACTACACCACACGGCCTCTTTAATTTAACGTGCATGGGCAACGCACGTAGCAACTTTACTCTTCGGAGTCGCTATCCGATTCATAACACCAGTGATGGGTCTCAGGTGTCTCATATACGTTTGCATCACGAGCTCCAGCGTAAACAGCGCCGGCGTAATCAAACGCGTCCATAACCATATCTCTAAGGCCTCCTAAAATGGCAAGATAAGTATTATCAATAGCTTCCGCACCTTGTCCTAAACAAGTTTCGTGGTATGAGCGCAGCAAATATTCATAAGCTTCGTTAGTGCTTTTCAAAGTTTTGCCGTGTTCATATAATTTGCGGATAGTTCCATCTTCGTACATTTTTTCGACATTAAGTTTGACTATTTTAATGATTATGGGTAAGAGAAAACAAGAAGTATAAACGCACAATATTTTAAAAATTTGTCGCAAAATAGAAACTTCTTGTGCTTCCTCAAGCTCATTTTCCCCTTCTTGGCTGGACAGAACATCCTCATATTTCTCTTTAAAAGCTCGAAGGCGTTCATCGTATGTTTTAAGATCCCCCACAAGGCCAGTGATACCAGCTGCTTCCGCAACCTGATACAATTGCTCAATACGTTGATCGTAAACTTCACGTCCAAACCCAAAATATTTTTGGGCTGCATTGCTAACGGCTTCCGCAGAGTGTAAATCATTGGGCAAAATTTCGGATTTGACATGTGAATGCAACATTTTTGCAATACTGTCCTCTTCAATCTTTGCTCTATAAATTTGCAAATCTTCATCCCAGACTGCCACATGCTTAAGGAAAGAGACCTCTGATAAATCAATAAATGGTACAGATTCAGAAGTCTTATCTGCCATAGTATATTTAATACCTGCATCTGACAACACTTTAGCAATAGCAGTGTGGTTGAACCATTCGTAACCTTGCTTCACACTCATTACATTATCATCTCCATACGTCATGAGGGATACAACACTCGAAAAATTGCGAACATTGTGTTTTTCCCCTAATGTAAAGAAACAATAACGCATATATAAGCTGTTCACAATACTATTGATCACAACCGTTAAGGGGTGACCAGAAGGGTTTGATCCAAAGAAAGTTGCGAGAGTACCAAAATGATCATATGTCGGATAACAAATTTCAGTTGCTACACCAGACATAATGATCAATTCTCGTGGCGAAAAATTACCACTCCTCTCAGCAATGTTAATTAAAATTTTGAAAGCGGCAAGCATGAATCTAACGCTCATCTGTGAATCAAATGAAGCGTAATCCCCTGCTACCATACGGTCACTACCATATTTGGTAATAGCAAGAATTAAATCGTGCCACTCTGGTGAATCAACATTAATTCCCACAGCGCATTCAAATAATTCTTGTCTCTGTTGCATTAATGCGCTCAATTTCAAAAAATATTTACGCACAACAATGGTAAAGGGCATGTTGCAGCATCCAAAAACTCTAACTTTATCTTTGGTGAACTTGGTTGGCTCATCCTTCAAGGCAGCACGGAAAACTGTATTAATACGTCGTCCAGAAGCCAATTCTTCCTCCATGAATGTTACCTCTTTTGCAATAATAGGCTTCAAATCACGAACATAAGAAATGTGTTCTAATTTTCTTTCCGACTCAATAACAAATTTATCCTTTTTCCCTTTAAACGGATAACCAGCAGAAGTAGAAAATTCCATGGCATTAACTCCACGTTCTCCATCTACGCCACTCAAGCATTCATCCATTGTAAGTGGACGAAGGCCCTTTAGATCAGATGGTGCCAGTCCTTCAAAAATCTGGATAGAGTAATCAACAACAGAGCGGCGCACGATGTCTTGATCGAAATTATAAGCAGTATTTACTTTCTTCTCGACATCGACGCGTTTATGACGTTGATCTGCCATGTCTTTAGGCTTACCATGCAAAGCAGGTAAATTCATGATCTTCTCTACGTGCGACGTAATAATAGTGGGTTCAACACGAGAGGTCCAAGTGCTACTAGGCAATCCATGAGATCCAATAATCTCAACCTTGGAATCGTTTGGTAAATCATTAAAGACACTAAGTGGATGAATTTCTTCTTCCTTGACCGATAGTGGAACTCCAGCTATGGTCTTGGGAAAATCTTGTTTACAGTGACTAAGGAGTATGCCCGGATCAGCTTCCAATTGTTCCAAGCCAGCTAGGATTTGTTCACGCGTGATAAACCCTGCTGCTCCTAAGCTATCTTTGCCCGCAAGGTGATAGCCTGCAATAAAAGATTTTCCTTCGGTGGTGGCTACGCATGTTGCCATGCATAAACCATTGAAGGTCTTCCCCTTATAACCATACTCCAACGACTCAAAAGTGCCGCCCAACGTGGTCCTTGAAAGACCACGCGTCGCTAGGGTATGCGTGATAGTCAGTTCACGATCTTGTGTAAAATAAATTACATTAATGGGGAATTGTTTTCCGCGCTCGATATTTGAACCCATGTACTCGGTCATGTCTTTATGGACTCCCAATTCTGGGCAGTACCACAAAGCGATATCAGTTCCTGGAATACGATATGTACAGGAGGGCTCAATCGTGGCTCGAGTATCAAATGTTTGTTGTTTGACAACAACAACACTAGTTCGTTTATCTGGAATAATATGCGCCGGAATAGCGACAACATTCCCGCGGATAGGGACCAAATTACAAAATTTGTGCGTTCCAACATTTGTTGCAATTTTAAGCATCATTTGTTTAGTCTTAACAATGTTTGTAAGTTGGTTAGAAGATGTTGTTTTATTCTTATCAGTAAATTTAGTGCGAAACAAATATTTTTCAAATAATTGTTTGCCCCAAAAATGCAAAGGTTCTGCACTTTCTGATCTGATAGAATCAAAACTCTGACTAATCCTCTTTTTGGGCTTAAGAATCATCCACGAGACAATAGCTATAATCATTGCCATAATTTGTGTCGTCACAGACACGTCAAAACTATGCAAATAAGCAAATGGTCTGGGGACGGCATATCTTCTGCGCATATCTTGCTTGATAGAATGTAATTGAAGACGCATAGTATTATAAACCACTACAACTGCAATCAAGAAACTTGAAAGAGCTTGTGTCAAGGTAATGAAACCAATGTCCACACAAAATAATAGTAATAATAAAGATGCCAAAAATACACACATCAAATAAGTTTGATTAATCTCACTCAAAAGAGTTTGGTATGCGCAATAGGAAATAAAAGTTTTGTATGGAGGCGAGTTCTCAATAAGAGAGCAAATCTTGCGTTCCAATAAAACCAGTATACCCAACAAGCTAAAATATCCCGCCTGTGAATCTAATTCCTTTGGCTGATCACTCGAACACTTGCAAATGTTGGTAGGATACGAACACTTGCAAAGAGTGACAACAGGTTTATCCGCGTCCAATTTCACTTGGAGTTTCTCACTTTGGAAATGAAAACGAGAGTCATCACAAGCAAATTCTAAAAATTCACGGAGTCCTATATTCTTTAGATCTTTTCCGGTTGCATCTTGTAATGGAATAAATCTAACGAATTTGTCATTTTTGTTCCTGACAACAGTTTCCAAGTCAAACTCATAAATATCTGGGAGTTCACCCGGTTTTAGTACAGGAACCTTGCGTTTATCCACCATGCCCCGAAAATCTGCATATTCCTTCCTAACGCGTTGCGTAGCAATAATATTGAAACGGCGTAAAGCTGCTTCAGTATCTGAAACATACGTGTCAGCGTGAAGGTGTTTAGTATTTGTAGTAGCCAACAAAACTTTGGGTTCAATCATAATATTACCTTTCTGTTCTGCGACGGCATTAATTGCTGACATAGGTACACTACTACTAAACTGAAATAATCGAAGCAAAGGATTTTCGGTGGTTTTAGACGGTGCTCCTTGAGATAAATCATCAAAGATAACACCAGTGTGGTGAGTTCGGAACTCTGATTGATACTTGTCAGATTCATTAAGTGTAACAACACTTTCATCCGTAGCATCGTAACCATTACTGGCTAACAAAGTTCTAATAGCTACATTGGCGATACTTGATTTTCCAGTGCCAGACCTTCCATACAATAGAATACCATATGGTGTAATCCGACGATGGCCTCGTTTTGCTAAAGTGCGCTTGGTTTGCAAGTTTTTGATTTCTTGCATTTGACGCATCAAAACGGCTCTCTCTCCGTTAGAAGAGGTAGCTATCAATTTTTCGGAAATAAGCATCAATATGTCATCTAATCTTCTGTCGTATGCCTGGGGGCACATAAGAGAACGACCAGAATCCAATATGGGGTAATGTGCTACTAAAAATGTGAACTCTTGTTCAAAAGTATCGTCTTTTGCAGATCTAAAGAAAGATGCGACATTGCCATCTTCTCTATATGCATAAAAACAATCGACAAGCGTGTCTTTAAACTCTCGAACAATTTCCAATACTTCACTTATTTTAGGTCTTCCCCGAATATGGGTTGATGTAATCAATTCAGAAGCCCACATATAAGTTCTAATGAAGGTGAAGCATTCAAAAGAAGTTATAATATTAAATAAGCGAAGAAAAGATTCCCACACTTTGCTCTTCCTAACCAATTGGATATTTTCATCCACGAATGTGAAAGATGCAGGGATTTTAAGAAAATCGCGCAATTGGTTAAGAAGTGTCCAAATATTTACATTATCACTTTCAGAATCGTCAGATTCACCAGATTGCGATTTTTTAACAATCTTGGGCTGAAGTGTAAAATCTTTTGGTCGGCCCGGATCAGAAGGCTTGTAAATTTTCTTTTTATCTGCTTTTCTGGTCATGGCCTTTTGGTGATTTTTCTTCTTTCTATTATAATTTCCTCGACGCTGTTCGTGCCAGTCGTTAACTTCTTGCGAAGACTGGCTTACAAAAACAGTGTTTTTATAATAGTACAAAGAAATAGTGAGCGTGAAATAACATACGCTCGCGCAGTAAATTACTGCCCACGATAGCCAATCGTGGTTGTTGATGGTAATAGAGTCCTTACAGCAGTTTCCCTCTGCGATTGATAGAACCATCATGAAAAGGTGCCTTATAATAACACACTACCTTCAGGCTGGTAGTGCTGCTGGGTACAGCTTCAGAACAATTTTAATCAAGTATGTTCATTTTGAATTTACAAAGAATAATTGCAGTTAAAGATTTAAAACAATTTCAAATATCGTAGCTTATAGTTTGTACGACGTTCGAAGGCTAATTCTCATAATACTTTTACTTAGGACGTAACGTAATGTGCTCGGGAGGCTTGCCTCACAAAATTCTAAATATCATTTCTTCCAGCTGGGAATTTAACCCACTGTGTAATTTATCAAGAGAAAATGATATATGCTTGATGTTGGGGCCTACAACCGTTACGGTTTAGCGTGCTAAGCCACTCCAAAAGGAGGTTCTAAAATATTAATGTCTCAAGGCGCTCTGGGTTCCTTTTTAAACTTGAGTGCTCGGATCGCTTAATGCGATTTGATATTGTAATTGAATTAATCAATAAAGCAAAATACTCTCGAGGGCGTATAATGCCACACCAAATAAGGTGGTTCCCGCGGTTAATGTGACCACGCGGTGAAAGTGGACCTGGAAACGCCAGGTGCGCACTCTGTTTTTAAAATACAGCATAACATCCTAATATGCTAACGTATCAAAAACAAAGATTTTGTGGTGACCTAGGATGTATGAATACTACTCAAAATGTGTCTCTAGACGTATTAATCAACGCGTCTAGGAGCTGCGAAATCTAGCATGCGAATCTTCTAAGAAAATTCGCATGAAGCTCAACATTCTCAGAAGACTGAATAGGTTGACAAGAAAGCCGAGTCTGCGGTCAAACAGACAACGAAATGCCAACAAGTAGGAGACTCTATATGGGTAAATACCCATACA